AATCAAAATTGAAAATAATTGTCGCTCCCCGCACGGGGAGCGTGGATTGAAATCGGAACCGTATTAGCGCCAATTGTGTCATCATTGAGTCGCTCCCCGCACGGGGAGCGTGGATTGAAATGGATGCACCTTGTAAATATCAATACTGGATAGGAGCGCTTGTTTTTGTCTCTCGCTCAAGACGTGTATCATGTCTCCGGACGCTGCCATGCCATTTTGTACCGGCAATGCAGCTGTCTGGCGGCGCAATTCGTCCGCGTAAATGTGCGTTGCCGCATAAAGAGCTTTGCTCTCTATGTGATCGTGCAGCTCTCCGAGAGCGGCCATTTTGTTGATATACTCTCTCATTTTGCGCGCGTTAAAGGAGAATCTAGCCATTATCTCCCTCCCAAACCCACTCGTAATGTATCAGGCCCGTCTCATCCTCGTGTTGTACGGAGTTGAGATACCAGAGAAGCCCAGCACTTTCAAGCGCCGTCTCTATGGCGCTGACAAGCGGATCACCCTCTGTGCGTGTAAACAGGTCTACGGTTCCCACTGTAACGATGTCCTCATGGACATCCCCGGCGCATGGGTCATTCGCGGAATCCTCAGCCCAGACGATATATGGAGCGGCTTTTTTTGCCGCAAAATAGTGGCCCACATTGGCACTAACGGCGGATAGCGCAGACCTAACCTTGTCAAGACAGGTCATAGTCCACCTCCAGGCGCTCAAGCGTCAAATCCATAACCGGCGGGGCGATATCTTCCGGCACCTGTATCATTGCGATACGGTATTGCTGGCCGTCAATTGTGGGCACGGCCACATCCATCGCTCGCACCTCTTTCCGATACGGGCAGCGCAGCAGGAGATCTATTTTTGATTCCGCCTGCTTTGCAAGATACGCTCGCTGTATGCCTACGGTCCTACGATGATAATGCAACGACCCCAGCAAGACCGGATGATCCAGGGGCATTGCTCCGTTTTCTGCGCCGTTGTCGACACGATAGATGCTTACGGCGCCGTCATGTAGAGGCGGACGTTGTGGTTTGCGCGTCATTGTACTGGGTCACCTCCCCATCTCTATGCAGTCCGAGGAGTTCCGCCGAAAAATCTGCAGCAAAGTCCTGCAGAGATTCGGCCAAAACATAACGTGCGTAGTCAAGCAGCAGACCCCTTGCGGCGGTGCCTTCCGTCTCATAGTCCAACTGCGTGCCGGCCACGCGATCCAGATAGACCTCTCCGCGAGTCAAAATGCCGGTAAGCTTCTCGGTCTCGGCACTATCGGCCCAGGTGAGGTCGAGGTAATTCTTTGCGGATGCAATCAGATCCGCCGTAACATTTACGTTTCCGCTCATATCCGCTACCTCACAGTTTTAGTGGTTAGGCGCTGGCCTTGGTCGTCACGGTGCCCTTGACCGTCACAGTCTGCACATACGGGGTCAGGCCGGAAATGTCGGCCAGGTAGAACGCATGCTCATCCAGCGCACGGCCGTTGCCGTACAGGTAGGTCAGGTATACGCGCTGGCGCTCGAGGAATTTGACGTCGTCGCTGTACTCCAGCTTGCCGCCCTGCGCGCCGATGCCGCAGCCCAGGAAGTATTTGCTGCCGATGCCGAACACCGCCTTGCCGGAGGGAACGGCTGCGGACTGGATGCAGGTGGTCGGGAACGGGAAAACATTGTAGTTAAACCCGCCGTCGGTCGTGCGGGGGGTGGTCGCGGGGAACACCTTGGTGAAATAGTCCGTGGGATTGACCACCATGATGATGCTCTGGATCGCACGGGCTTTGCCGTTTTTGTCCGTGGACAGGTCGGCGAGGATCGTGCCGAACGTGGTCTGAGACAGATCCGTGATGGCCGTCGCGGTCTTGAGAGGATACACGCCGTCCACGGCGCCGGACAGCTTGCGGTCCATGCCGATCGGCTGATTTTTGCCGGTGCCGTCCACAGCGCCGACTTCCAGCTGTGTGGCCATTGCCTCGGCCAGCAGCGTGCGCACATACTGATCCATCCAGGTGGGGCCGAGCTCCAGCATGTATTTGGATACGGGGATGTAGGCGGTCAGCTGCGCGGCGGTCAGGTCGACCTCCGTGAAGCTCGCGGAAAGCTCGCTCGCAACGGTATCGCCCAGCGCGCCCCATGCAGCAACGCCGCCGTTGGTGGACAGCAGCAGCTTGACAAGCGCGTTGGTGTTCTGGAAATTGATCGCGGCCAGCAGAGGGTGGTCTTTCTGGATGTCCTCGAAAACCGAGTTGATGACGGTATCGGGGATCACGACGTTGACGTTGGAAATGGCGGACTTGGGGTCTGCCGCGCGCATGGCGTCGATCACAGCGCTGTAATACCGGGTCTCCTCGCTGGTCAGGACGTGCGCGCCGCGGGAAACGAGGGCCGCATTGTCGTTGCGGCTCTGCAGCTCCTCGAACTGATCGCGCAGGCCGCTCTCGATATCGGAAGCCAGGTCGGAAAATGCCGCGGAAAATGCATCGGGATCGCCGGCGCCGTCATTGGCGCGGATGGAATCCGCCATGCGCTGCAGGATAGCATTGCGGGCGGCCTTCTGAGCATCAAGATTTTTCATTGATTTTCTCCTTTCAGCGCTTTGCAAGCGCCGTCAAAAAGTTTTTGATTTCGTACTTGGGTTTTGCTTTCTCCGGCTCGCGCGGCGTGCTCAGCACCGGCGTGAGCAGGTTGACGATTTTTTCCGCCAGCGCGTCTGCGTCGATGGCGGGCGCCGGAGCAGTGCTTGCCGGATGCGCCTTGAGTTTGCTGAGGATCATGCCGGCCGCGCTCTGGTTGGCGACGCTGCTTTCGGTGGCGTCTGCAATTTTGGTTGCAAACCCCATCTGCACAGCCTCCTCCGGCAAAATCCAGCTGCCCTCGTGGTCGACGCCGTCCAGCATCGCGTCCAGCTCCTCGCGGGAAATGTTGACATGCTCCATGTAGGCATTGCCCGCGGCTTTGGAGATCTTCTCGAGGACATCCGCCTGCTGGCGCAGCTGTGCGGCATTGCCGTCGGTGGAAACCCATGCGTTGTGGATCATCAGCGCCGAGGCGGCGCCCATGATGCGCTCTTCGCCGGCCATGAAAATGAGGCTGGCCGCGCTGCATGCAAATCCGTCACAGTAGGTGATGACCCGCTGCTTGCAGCTCTTAAGCAGGTTGAGGATCGCGAGGCCCTCGGACGTGTAGCCGCCCAGCGAGTTGATGTGCACGTTGAGGACGTCGGCATCCAGGCCCTGCAGATCCTTGGCGATGCTCAGCCCGGAGACCTCGCCGAGATCCCATTCAAACGCCTCATCGATCCCGGTGTTAAAGGCGTCGGAGATATCGCCGAAGATGTACAGATCCGCGGTTCGGTCCCCGTTGTTGGTGACAAGCGAGTAGTATTTCTGGTTTCTCATTTGTTTTCACCTCCGTTCGCGGCCGCCAGGACGTCAGCGACCGTGCCGTAATTCTTCGTGATAAAGTGCTGATCGGCCCATGGTTCAAGGATCAACGGCTGCCCGAGGATCCGTCGCACCTCGTTTACGCTCTCTGCTCCGGAGGAGATCAGCTTGTCGATATTGGTGGATTCTTTCAGCACGTCGATGTGCCTGATCCTGCTTGTGTCGATCTGCAAAAAGTCGCCGTGCGACATGCCTGTATATCCATATCGCTGTCTGACCATCTCCTCCTCAAGCATATCCGCGAGAGGATCGGCAAAAAACGTAAGCAGCTGTTCTGTCGCGCTTGACACATCCTGCACGCTGCCGTTAAGCAGTGCCGGAGGGATGCCAAAGCCACGCGCCGTAAAGTCGACAACATCGTCGATCATGGCTCTGATATCGCGCGTTGTATCGCTGTTATACGTTTTCTGCCCGAGATCGCTGTATTTCATGCCCTTGTATAGGGGCAGCAAAGCGTTGTCCGCTTCCGCAAATTTTGCGAATCCGGAGTTTTTGATTGCCTCGTATGTCTCGTTAAACTTGGCGTCTCCGGCAGCGGTGGTATCCAACTCCAGTGTGCCATGCATGCCGCGGCTCTTTTTGTATCCGCTCATGCTGTACTGGATCAGCTGGCCATAGCTGGTATATAGCCCGTCAACGATCCGCTTGACGTCGGTGTTCTGCAGCTGAAAATAAAGCACCTCCGAGCGTGCAAAGGTTCTGGCAAAAGTAAAATCTCCAACTGACACCTGCGAAAACAGATCGTCATAAAGTGCATACGGCTTTCTGAAAAAGCTGTCTGCTACATACAGCTTCCCACCGTTCTCCACGATCAGCGCTTCGTTATTCTTAAACAGCTGGTAGATCAGCTGGTGCAAAAACGCCGCGCTGCTCTGATTTTGATTCGGTGCATAATTCCACAGATAGTATTCGGCGCCTTTGATCTCTGAGCCTCGCGAGAATGTCTTGATCTCGCACTTGCTTACCACGTTACCCGCAAGATTCACGCAGGCATTGAAGGCAAGCTCGCGAATATATGCATCCGAATACAATCCGAGAAATTCTTCTGTCGTCACCTCCGTGGGGGAATCCCTACTGCCGAAAAGCCATCTGAACAGAGAAAATGCCACAAACACCCCTCCTTGTCATCCAACGATCACATCCAGCGACGGCATATTATCCGGGATCGCCGGCCGGATTGTGTCCTCTCCAACAGTCGCGGCAACAAAAGCCATAAATGGATCTGTTTTCCGGCTTTTAGCCTCGATCTTGGCATAATAAAAATTGCCCGTATCGGTTCCTGCAGTTTTCCCGGCTGATACGAGCTTGGTATTGTTGGCTGCCCATCGCAGCGGCGGGCAGTCTCCCCATGTAAGCAGCTTGTTTACAAACAGACTGCCGATTACAGGCTGGACCTTCATGATGTCGGACGGCCTGATCAGCACAACGTTCTTGCGCTCCTTCGGGTCAAATCCGATCTTCTCTAGCGCTTCTCTCATCAGCGCAAAGCGGTAATTATCAAGCAGCACTTTTGATATCGAGTATTTTTGCCCCAACTGCTGGATATATTCCGTCAGCAGCTCAGGAGAGATCTCTGCTGCCGTAACAACAGTCACCATTCCGTCGGCAGCCCACTGCTGCCATGGCGCACGAATGCGCTGTAGATCCGGATTGTTTTTGCATAGCCAGGAATGAGATATGTCAAAGCGGTTGTTGTTGCGCTTGAAATGGAAGTCTACGCTGGCCCAGTCTCTGAAGCTCGCATAATCTATGCCAACAGAGCAACTCCAGCCGCTCATGTCCGGCAGTGGACGATTTGTAGCCGCGATATTTTCCCACTCTGTAACGGCGATGTCCATGTTGGACCTGGGCCGGTTCATGCGTTTGGTGTACCAGTCGAGCTCGGTCTGCTTGTCGTAGGCCTTTTTCAAAAAGTCCTGGTCCATCTGGATCTTGAGATTCGGGAAGTACGGCAGCGACGGGTTGGACATCATCCACAGGTCTGGATGATCGCACTGTTCATCGTTGTCCATCATGTAGATAAGCGGACATAGGCGTGATGACGGAATTTCTCCGTTGAGGACATCTCTGGCAATGGCCAGATCGCTGTCCAGGACGCCGTCGCGCACGTAACCGTTTGTTGTTATCTTAAAAATTCGGCTGTGCTTTCGTTTTCCGAAGCCGGAAGAAAACACGCCGATGCTTGCTGAGTTTTCGTACTCGTGTTCCTCATCAAAGATCAGGCAGGCAGAGCGCTTTCCGTCTTTTGTCCGTGCGTTTGAGGTGTTATAGCGTATATAACTTCCGGTATCTATATTGCGGATAATCTCAAGGCTTTTGTAAAACCATCTGCGCGATTTCTCCCACGTGCGACACAGCATTTCGTACACGTCCATAAACGAGGTCTTGGCTTGATCTTCACTGTTGGCGATAATATCGACATTGTAACCATGGACGCCATGATATCGTGTGGTCAAGTACCACGCCAGTCCGGAGATAAAACCGTTTTTCCCGTTCCCGCGGCCCATCATGATGAAAAACTCGTTAAACACCAGCGTGCCGTCCGACTCATAACAATGCACGAGGGCAAGCACCAGCAGCTCCCACGGCATCAGACGTATTTCAAAATAGCGCTCTATCAGCTCCTTGGCCTTGACAATCTTCGCCGTGTCGATTGTCGCGTTCTCCAGTTTTCTGGATATCCAGATTCTGGCTTGCAACATATCGTGCGATGCCGGTATTGTCTCCCCCAGCTCGTTGAGATAGCCGTCAATATAGCTGCATCCCGTATTACATTTCGTCATCACCCGGATCACCGTCCGCCTGCGCTGGCCTAATGCCCAAACTGTCAAGCAGTTTCAGCATCTGCGCATTGGTTTTCAGCAGGTCGATCACTGAGTCGTTGGTCTTGATGTTTGTGGATGTAGACGTGGTTACCGAGACCTTTGATCCACGATCTTTGATATCTGCCGCAAGAGCGTTTTTTACGTCCCACAGGCTCATGTAATCATCCACAAGGTTCGTGTAATATTCTCCAACGGTGCCGTTGCGCGCCAGCTGGTCAATCAAATCCTGCCGGATCGCGTTACGTTTCGTCCTTGCCATGCTCAAAACCTCCTCGTGCGCGCGTGATTTTCTCAAATGTCTGGCAACACCCCGAGTAAACGGGTCCAGATTAAAACACGAATTATTTGACCCGGGGGTACTGCTACCATCGCTCAGGAGTAACCGGATCAATTACTGATACGTGGGTGAGGCGCTCCGGGTGACATACAGTCTCGTGGCACTGCTTACATACGGGCAATAGGTTGCGCACAGGAGCGCCGGTTACAGGATCGGGAATGTACTCAAGAAGACCGTACTGCGGATACTGGTCAAGGTGATAGATATGATGCACAATCTCTGCCTTAACGTGTGGATGCCCTGGCTTGTCTCTGCAGATTGCGCACTCATAGTGATACTCTCGCAGGACGTACCGTCTCACACGTCTCCATGCTTTGGTCAAGTAAAACGATTTTGTTTTGCCGTAATGATCTTTCATGGCAAATGATTAAGCTCGTAACTATGCTTGCACATAAGTTCAAAATTGTTGGGAAGAGAGGACCTGAAAGAACGCGCATAAAGCATTGCTGCTCTGCACCTTTCGTAGCATGCATCACACAGGCCGGCATGTGAACCTTCCGGATTTCCGCAAAAATAACATGTGCCGTCTTTGCCCATTAGGCTGCGCTGATTTAGCCCCGCCTGCGCTCTCTTGGATCGTTGCCGTTCTCTTGACAACGCTAAGCAATGTTCACAACAAGACTTCCCTGGCGCAGCCGAACGTTTGCAGCACATGATGCACAACCCTGCTGCTCTCGCCTTTTCCCTTCTCCTCGCACAATAAGCTTTATGCAGATCAAGCGATTCCCTGCTTCTTACCCTTTCTCTGTCCCTAGCGCGCTTATCCATCAGGCACTCAAGGCACAATGTTTTTCCAGGCTCTGCAGGGTTATGATGGCAGTTAACGCAATACCCATGCTTTTTATAGAATAAATAATCAGCATGTTTACGTTCGGAATTAGTATCTGCACTCATCACTTTTACCTCTGTATATTTTGAGCGCGGCCTCGTATAGATCATAGTAATCAGGATAATATCTGCGCATCCATCCCGATCTGTTTTCCATCCCATGAGGCCACCAAGTTCCATCGTGCAGTTGCTCAAGGCTTCCGGCGCCATCCATTTTGATATACACTGGATTTATCGGAGCATCCATAAGCAATGCCAGGCAGAGGCTATCTTCCGCTCGCCATCTAACAATCGGCTGGCATCTGGCGCCATTGGGCGTTTCATAAATTTCTCCGCGCATGGCAAGATTTATTTCGCGTTTTCGCGATTCAGCGGCGCGAATCCCAAAAACAACTCCATCAATGCCATGATCTTTCTGAAACTTTGAAAGCGTCCGCATTTTCAACCCTTCCGGATACTTTTCTGCTCCAGATATAACAAGATCGACATCCCAGTTATACGGTACGTCGATCCATTCTCGATTGAGCCAGTGTTTTAAGTTTTCCTTATGCTCCTCTCGATCTGGGAGCGGATTGGGAGGATTGGCACAGATAATTGGCGTATCCGCGCCCAGCAAACGAGACAATAATGCGACCGCAGTTCCATCTTTACCGCCGCCGCAGGAAATCACCGGATTGTTGCAATGCTGCAAAAAAGTAGCGAGCAGATCAAGTGATTGATCTACTCGCCGCTGAAATTCTATCGTGTGCGCATATTTTTCAAGATCTCTGAGTCGTGCTGCGTTATTCGCTTTCTGCATCTCGTGGATTTCGCTGATCTGCATTGATATGCACCTCGTCTCTTAACGTGGCGGGAGATCCGGCAAGAACGCCAGGGCGCATATTGTCAGCCATCCAGTATGGATGCCTTACCTGTACGCGGCTCTCACAATGCTCAACAACCATCTCCTGCGGTAAACTGCGCATTGCAATTCCGTCTTTAACAAGACAATCCTGCCATGTCATCCCTGGCGCCTCGCTGATTTCGTATCCGGTGACTTCACCATATCCCATTTTGCGCAATCCGCCAATACTGTGTACTCTTTTGCAGATGCGCTCAAACTCATAGATGCTGGAGTCGAACATGGATGCCCAGAATTGTACGGATGAGCACAAAACGCCATAAACGGTATCCATGCGATCTCTTCCCGGGCCAGTGCGCGGCGTTTGCTGCCGATCCACGTAAAAATAATCGATCCCGTCTTTACGCTTGCAAATATGGTCATGATACGGGGAAGCATCAACGTAATCGGCAGCCGTGCAGCACCAGACCCAGATGTCATCGACAATAGCCTTATCCATCCTCAGCGGTGCATGTTTAAGCTCTTTTGAGGAGCCGCCCCTTGTCGGGACAGCTCCAGAATTATGCATCGCTGGATGTACCGCCGTCAAAAGAGCGTCGAGATGTATGGGCGCAGTGGTGATTATTGGTGCCGCCACGGAAAACCTAACTCTCGCTATCATTGCAGCTCCTTCGCAAAATCAACAAGCGCATCTGCGTTGTCCTCATCCAGCCAGTCGAGGTACGCTTTATCGTCATCAATATTATCTATTTGCACTCTGCCAAAACCTGCGGCAGACTTTGCGCCAAGAACGCTTATCTGTTTAAGCGCGTGCGCAATGCACGCTCTCTCAACGTATGTTGTCTGCGGTGCAAACAATATCCTCGCGTCAAACACGGACCCGGTAATTACTGTCTCTGTAGTATAAGGCATAGGCGTTAAATCTTTAGCGTCCGCCACTGTACGATCCGGATGCCGGACCAAACCAACATCGTTGACCAGGTCCGCAATTGGGAATTTTCCGGTTCCGAGATCGGAACAACGCAGGGTTGCAAACCCAATGCTTACCATGCCGGGCAAAATATACTTGTACAGAGAAGCGCCAAGAACAGACAACATGGGGATTGTGGCGCGCAGCTGTCTTAAATGCTCAACATCCACTTTTACATCCATGGATTTGTCCAAATTCCCACCATTGGCTAACGCAATGTAGAATTTGTCAAACGTTTTTCCCATCTTTTCTTTGAGATCATACTGGTCGACAAGTTCGCGGGCAAGAATACGACGAATTGCTCCTCTGATCGAGTTTCCGGAAATCGTCGGTACATCTACGATTTTACCATCGTAAACGACCGGGATACGTCTAAACTGAATCGTATTTCCAAGATCAATTCCATCCAGGAAGCCACCGTGCGCAATCGGGCTGAGTGCTGTAATTGTTATTTGTTCAGACATTTTTCTTGGCCTCCTTAACAATATCATAAGCCAATGAAACAATCAGAGTGGTTTCCCTGCGGATATCTCCCATAACCTCGTCTTCTTGCTCCTCGGTCAAATCCGAAATAGAGGGAGTAAAGATCAGTGGAGCGCCGACAGCGGCGCTAAGCCTGGATACGAATTCATGCAGAGGAAGGTTTTTGAATCGATTGATTCTGCTTTCCAAAAAACCTCCCCAAAATCTGATTCCATCATTCGCTCTGTATTGACTCCGTGCAGCTACGGAATAAATAACTTCGGCGGCTCTTTGTTCTGATTCTGTAATCAAGGCTGCGTCACTCCTCAATTCTATTTTTTGATTTATTGCCGGAGAATATCTTACAAAAAGTTCTATTGCTCCACCTTGTCGAAGTGGTTTAAGTGTATTGTCTCTTTCTTCGATATCCGCAACCTTATACCGACTAAATGTACTGTATTTGCCAGAAATTATCTCTTTGCGTGGGATTCCGGCCTGGATCAGCTGTTGGACTGTATCTATGGCATCAGGGATATTGTGTTCTGAATAATCCAGTTTAACTGTGCGATTGTCTGTTCCAATCAAGGCCATTTTGTCTGACGACATTCCAGCATATAGCCAATGATGTTTTTTGAAACTATACGGTACTGACAAAACAAATTTTTGTGGAGGCGCTTTTAAGATCCCTAGAATTTCAGATCTGTCCGGGATTTGTTTCTGACCCGGAGAAACAAAAAATACACTGGAGAAGCGCATGTCTTTATCGTCAATTATGCTCAGGCACGAGTCGCAAATGTAATTTCCTTTACCGAGCATAAGCTCGTCGAAATTGACAAAATTCACTTTCAGAACATCTGCAGTCCGTTCATTGGCTCTGTCTGACAAACCACAAGAAACGCATTCGTGCTCACCGATACAGCTGTGTCCCATAAATACTCGTGCTTGTTGCACCAGATCAGCATAAAGCATGGGATCACCTCCATGTATGGGTATTATATCAGAAACTGGAGCAATTTTACATCTCCAGAAAAATTCTTGCCCCTTTCGGGGCATCCTTGCTTGATAACGCGGTCGCGTCCGCGGCCCTTGCGAGCTGGCGCGCAGTTGATCCACATGGACTATGCGCCGGTATCGCTCCGGCGGTGGCTGCGCTGGTGCTCGGTGTATCCTCATGCAGACGCACCGGGCAAAGAAAGATCCCGGCCCGGTGGAAAGCGGGTCGGGACCTGGAAAGGAGGTAGCAGACTACTCATGCCGCCGTCTGCCGTGGCGGCTCCAGGAGTATGGTCGGAGCCCGTGCCGCGGTGCAGGTGCTCTCCTGCTGCTTCGACGATTTAAGAGTACCACGGTAATATAGTCACAATCAATCGCATTTACTATCAATTACTATCATTTACTATCAATCTTGGATCTTGACTTGGTCAATCTTGTCTAAACTTGGATCCGGACATAGCAAGTTAGCAAGCGCCGTCTTGTGGAGCCGGAAGCAGGAAAGCACCTGATTGCGATCATCGTTGCCATACATCCGCATGGCGATCGCCGACCAAAGCGGCATGCGGCAAAACTCTGCCGACATATACCGCAGCAGGATCACCTGACGCTCCAGTGGATTGCTGAGTGCGTCGACTGCCGTCTCTATGCGCCTGATTTCCGCCCAATTTTGAGCGATTAACTGGTCAGTGGTGTCCGTATACTCCAAACGTGCCTCGATGGCCTTGGCGGTCGAATCCGTGGCGCTGGCGACGTGCTGGCTCTCGCTCGCGTCATGCATCTCTGGATATTGCTCGTGCGACCGCATGCGGACAATGCGCTCCTGCCTGACCTCGATCTCTCGCTTGAGCGGGATGTATCGCAGCAGATCCTCCTTGGTCACTGGCGTCACTGGCTCCGGCAATGCGGGCACCTCCCTTGCAATTGATATGCGTGCTTGATGCAATTACAGACCATCGTCATCCTGGCATCGACCGTTGGCGGTGACCAGCGCAATCGTCAGGATCCCGCTCAGGTTACCCACAAACAGGCCGAGGATAAACGCGGTCATGGCTGCGCCTCCTTCGGCGGCTCCGGCAGCGGCATCCAGTGGGTGACCGCTCTGCGCGTGTCTGCTTCGCATCGCTTATCAACGCATACTGGATAGCGCCATTTCCGACTATCCAAAAAACGCATAACGCGAATTGTGCAGTCCTCATAGGTTGGTAGAAATGCGCCACCGCTCCATTCGTGGTAAAAGACTAAATATGAGCCAGTTTTTTCCGGCAGCCTGTCCTTGACGCTAATCCACTGCTGGGCGCGGAGAGCATCGACAGCCATGCGCAGGGTTTCTTCGTGACACTGTATTTGTCCATAGCCG